CTATAACGGCTGTAAATGCTGGCGGATCTACTGTACGGCAAGCAGTTGTTACTATTAGAACTCCAATTGTAGTAGAATTAAGTGGATCTGAAACGATAGTTGCTGGTGATGTTGGTTACTTACAATGGATAATTGCTGGTGATCATACTAATTTAGTAATTAATAATGGAGTCGGAAATGTATCTTATGATGCTGATCGTAGAATTGAGGTTTATCCCACAACCACCACCACATACGCTTTAACGGCAACTAGTATTTCAGGAACACTTACTACAGATTATCATACAATTACCGTTTTACCAACAAGACCTATGGCAACATTAAATTTTACATCACCTGGAACATTCAATCTACCAGCTACCATAACAGAATTTAATTATACTGTAGAAGGTGGTGGGGGCGGTGGAGGCGGTTATGATGCGGGAAGCCCTGGCGGAACTGGTGGTAGCGGGGGAAGAGTTCAAGGAACCGCCAAAAATTTGCCTCCTGGTGCCAGTATCCAAGTATATGTTGGAAGAGGTGGTGGCGCTGGAGCTGGAGGAGTAGGAAATGGATCTGGCGGATCTGGAGCTAGTAACAGTTTTAGCAGCAGTGGTGGATCTGGGGGAACTGGAGGAAATTCTGGTCCTGGTGGATGGTCTGGTGCTGGCGGCGGCGGTGGAGCTGCTGGTGTTTTGGTTTATAGTGGCACAGTACTTGTTGTTGCTGGCGGCGGCGGTGGCGGCGGTGGTGGTGGTAATGATGGGGGATATAATCCTTTCCAAACAGGAGGAAATGCTGGTGGTTTATCTACGTCACTTAGTTTAGGTAATGGTGGTAATGCGCCAAACCACGGTGGTGATGGTGGCGGTGGTGGCGGCGGTGGCGGTGGTTCTCCTGGTGGAGGTAATGGATTTACACCTGGGGGTGATACTGATGCTGGTGGTGGATCTGGCGGTGGAAGTTACTATAATTTGACCTATCACACTTCAGCGCCAAGTTTTAGTACTGGACCAGGCGGTGGTGGATCGCAAACAAACGGAACTGATGGTGTTTTGACAGTTATATACGCTGAGGATGATGCTATTCCCAACCCAATAGCTGATTTTACTTCAATCATTGACGCAACTCCCAGCACAACCTATAATACAACTACATCATATAGTGGAAACAGAACAATCACTGGAATTAATGTTCCAGTGAGTGCTTCTGCTACAAATGGAGCAACTATAATTAAAAATGGAGTTAATTTAGGAACAAGTACAGCAACAGTAGTTAATAATGATGTCTTAGGTCTTTCAATGATATCTTCATCGTCTTTTTCTTCTAGTAAAACGACTACCTTGATTGTTGGCGCTGCTGGCGGCACTACTGTTAATGCCAATTGGAACATTATAACTGCAGATCTACCAACTTCTGTTCCAAATCCATATGATTTTACTGACCAAACGGATGTTGGACTATCTACTTTAGTAACAAGTAACGAAGTTACAATTTCTGGCATGACAGGGACAAATGTTCCTATATCTGCAACGGCATCTACGCCTGGAGGAATTTCAGTCCCAGTTGAATTAATTATAGGCGGAGTGGGATTAGGATCTGGTACAGGAACAATTAATAATGGTCAAACTTTAAGATTGCGAATGACTTCTGCTTCAGTCATCGGCACTGCTACTACAGCATTAGTTACTATTGGTGCTGGTGCATCAGTTGATTGGATTATACAAACTGTACTTACAGTTGATACTGGTCCAGATTTTTTCAATTTTATTAATCAAACTGGTGTTGCTGCTGGAACTGCAATTGATAGTAATGTAGTTACAATCACTGGCATCAATTCTCCTGCTGAGGTTGCTACAACTAGCGGAGCATTAGTTAACATAAATGGTGCTGGTTTTGTTACTCCTACTTCTACAACAACAATAACCAATAATCAAACATTACAACTGAGATTAACATCTTCTTCTACACCAACTGGATCTGCTTCAACTACAGTAAGTATTGGTAATCCCGCAACTGGTCAGGTAACAGATGACTGGAGTATTGAAACTACATCAGCAGGAGATACTACGCCAGATGATTTTGCTTTTGTTAACAAACTAAATCAACTTGCAAGTACCGTAGTTTATAGTAATACTGTAGTAATACAAGGAATTACTTCGCCAGCAACAGTTGCTATTTCTGGAGCAAGTGGCGCACAATTTTCAATTGATGGCGGGGCATATACATCAACGAGCACACCAATTAATGATGGGCAAACATTAAGTTTAAAATTCACAACTGGTGCATATGGAAGCCCAATAGCAACTGTAAATATTGCTGTTGGCACACTGTCTAGAAGTTGGTCAATTTCTGTTCTTGGATCAGCACCATCATCTTCATCAGCATCTACGTGGTATAATGCTGATATTGGTAAAAAACTTGATGGACTTGCAATAGGAACAGTTATTTCTATATTTAAAGATGCAACGGGTTCTTGGGGCACATTAGATGGTTCTTTAACTTCTCGTTACCCTGGATTCATTGTGTGTGAGGGACAATCATTAAATGCCGTAGATTACCCAGATCTATTTGCTGTAATTGAAAATAGATATGGAGGAACTGCTGCTGTTGCCACTAGTGGATCTACAAAAACTTATAGTGGATCATTTAAGTTGCCCAATTATAGAAATAGAAAAATTATGGGGACGGGAAATGTAGATGGCAACAGCGTATCTTCTCCTATGTTACCCACAGCAAACGGACCTGCTGGTACTGGTTCTGGTGGTGGAACTGTCGTTGGATCAGAAGGCGGGAGTTGGTTTATTGCTAAATTAGATGCTTCTGGACCATATCCAAGAGAACAAGTATTTACTGGCGGGCAAGATGGCGAGTTCTTTAAATTGGGAACAATCAGAACAACTGGATATGATGAAATTTTATCTAGCGTGGGATTTAATATTTCTGGAAATACAACTCAAACTGTAGGACCTTTACAAGAAAGAATTGTTACTGTTCCTAGTCATACCCACGAAATAATTACTGCAACTGCATCTGCCCAAACTACTGGGTTGATTCCTTGGTTAACAAGAGCAACATTTGGCGGCGGCCGAAGAGTGGCTACTAATAATTTAAGTGGAGAGCTTCCTGGTGGTCCATCTTTACCACAGTCATTTGGTGGTCCCCTTGGTGGAGGAACTTTTATCGATATGACAATTAGTTATTCTAACTATTGGTTATCTGATAAAAACAGTTCAGTACAATTAGATAATTCTTTACCTCTTTCTGGACGGGACTATCTGGCAGCACTTGATGTTAACGCAAACACTGCTAACTCCATATCATATTCACCTCCTGCTGGCATTCAAACACACAGTCATTATCTGTCACTAAATACTTTTGGATCTACAATTAATGTATTTGGTTGGGGAAACGATACTGGTGGGGGGAAAGGTACTTCTGGTATGCCATTAAATAATACGGTATCCATAAACTTCACTACGTCGGAATTGGGAAGTACCCTAAATGATGGAAATTTCCTTTTAAGTAATTCCAAGGCATTAATTCCAACAGTCAATTTAAGACCAAATAAAACTGTTCCATTAATGACTAGATATTTTAAAGTAAAATACTTAATTAAAGCATATTAAATTATGAGCATTCAACCTATTAGACCTCTCGAATTAATGAAAGATTCGAGAATGACAAAATTTGACTGTCAAGATTTTATTGGTGTTTGGGAAGATTTTGTTCCAGCGTCACTTTGCGAAACTATTATTAATACATTTGAAGGAACTACACAAACTTCTTCTTTAATTCATCCATCTGAAGATGATAGTGACATCAAAACCATGGATGGCACCGACCAGTTTACAGATAACAATCTTGGCAGAAAAGATTTATCAATAGCATTATCAGATGCTAGTCCAACGATAACATATCAAGTGCAACAATATTTGCAATCTTGTGCCCTACACTACATTAATTTTTTTGGACAATTAAAATCATGCAGATTAATGTCTACTGATGTTAAAATGCAAAAAACGGAACCAATGGGTGGTTATCATGTTTGGCATTATGAAAACAGCACGTATTTTCATTCTCCCAGAGAATTAGTTTGGATGATTTATTTAAATACTCTTCCAGAAAATGAGGGGGAAACTGAATTTTTATATCAGAAGAGAAGAATAAGACCCACACAAGGGACAGTTGTTTTTTGGCCAGCTGGAATGACTCATGTACATAGAGGTTTAACTGTTTACACGCAAGATAAATATATCTTGACAGGTTGGTACTTAAAAACTCCTTGACCATGGAAGAAATTACGAACAGAACTAAAATTACAGAGTTGCAAAGGCAAGTAAGTATGGAAATTAACTTCCAAGAAAAACTTGCGGCGAGATCAGATATGTGTACTCGTTTTACTGAAGAAGTTTGGGAAAATATAATTTTAAAAGCAATTCCTTCTAATTGGCACGATTCAGGAAAAGATGAAATAGAATTTTTGGTATTTTATAATGACAATACATATTTTTGTCAAAAGAAAAGAAACAGATATGATTTTGAAACAAAATCTAGTTATTGGGCATCATATGTGTTCAAAGAAGGATCAAATGAGCAAGCAAGAGAATTATATGAATTGTTTGAGAGTGTAGGTAGAGTTCAAAAACAAGCAAAACGTAGTGCTTGGGTTGAAGATGTAAAAAAATTATGGGACAGATCTTTTTATTATCAAGCAAAATATGTGAAAAAAATCAGTGAGATACAAAAGCTACTTTTATATTCTGATTGGCGTATTCTTCCAGATGCCCCAGAAAAAATGGAAAATGAAAAAGAAATGTGGATTAAATGGAGAGATGAACTCAGAAAACTAATGAAACCACTTGATGATTTTGAAACTCCATATAAAGCTTTTGAGTATGCTTCTAAAATAAAAATTCCTTTGGATCCTAGAATTTATCTAAAAGAGTACCCAAATCAAGAAGTCGAGTATCTTTCAACAGAAGATCAATATGTAAAACAAGAATTTATGGCTTCAAACGATTGGGTGGCGTCAAGAATTTTAGATATTAGTGATTATGCAGAAAAGTATATTCCAGAAGAAGTTGTTGTAACAGAGAAAATCAAAAAGTTACTTTCTGAATTAAAATTTGAAAAATATTTTCCATACTTCGACTTTGAAAAATACGTAAAAGAGCAACCCCTGGTGGACACCTCACGGGGTGACAATCCTTCGACTTTGAAAAATACGTAAGAGAACAACCGTTGCCGAACTAAAAATATGATCTATACTATTAATTTGATTGATGAAGTAACTGTAAATTCAATTTTAGAATTTTACAAATTTTGTTCATTTTCTGATGGGTCTATATCTGGATCTAGCGACAAAAAAATAAAATATAATGAAGTAATTGATGATGAAATACATTTAGATAGTTTGACAGAATACACTGATAAAGCATTTAAAAGATGCGAACAGTTTTCTTACATGTTCACGCCTAGAGCGACAACCCTTCCCAAATTTTTAAGATATACAAAAGGTATGCATTATGACTATCATAATGATTTCTACCTAATCGATCAAGTAAGAACAGATTGGAGTTGCACTTGTTTCCTTAGTTCTCCCGATGATTATGAAGGCGGAGAATTAGTGTTAAATGTTGGAAACAAGGAAGTAGAATATAAATTAAACCCAGGACAAGTTTTAGTATATCCAACAGGAATTTACCACAAAGTAAATAAAGTGCTTTCTGGTGAAAGAGATGTTATAGTTTTTTGGATGGAATCAGTAATACAAGATTCTAGAATTAGAAATATACTGGCAGATTATTCTCAATTAATGATGAATAGAAAAAATGAAATATATGATTATCATTCAGATTTTGAAAGAATAAGATATCAAATTGTTAGAGAGTACGGTCAACTTTAAATTATGGGATATCTCAATTTACCACACAATTTTACTAAAGAAGACATTATCTCTTATGAAAATGTTTTCTCCGAACCAGAAGAAGAAAGCATATTCCAATATTTGGCGAGACCAAATTGGAGATATGGGCATGTATCTTCTACACAAAACTATAAAAATTGCCCTCCGTTTTGGTCTATGAGTTTAGTTGATGATGAGTTTTTTACTGTTCATCTTCTAAATAAGATTAAAGAATTGACTGGCGAAAATTTAATTATTACAACTGTTTATGCAAATGGTCAAACTTATGGTTTAAGTGGTCAACCACACCTAGATGCTCATGATGATAAGGGAAGAACATTTATTTACTATGTCAATCGTGGATGGGATGTTAGATGGAATGGCAAAACAACATTTATTTTTAATGATGGATATCATTATGAAATGCCAAGTGCAAATAAAGCAATTTATTTTCCAGGAATTATTAAACACTTTGCCGAAGAAACATCCAGAACTTTTGGAGGATTAAGAATGTCAGTCGTTTGGAAATTACAATTAATCTAATATGGACTATCAATTATTTGGAACAGAAGATTACCTAGGAATTCTTGAAAAATATGTTCAAGGATTGAATAGACCTGTTATAATTGTGGAAAAGGTCGGAATTAATAATTCAACAAACGAAGAAAAAATAAATGAAGCATATGATTTGTACAAAAATCTTCTTCCAATTGAAGTATTTGCTGCTCTTAAACAGGAAAAAATTTTTTCGGTGCTATTTCACTCAAATGGTTTAGCAGAAGATTTTGCACGAGATTTCTTCCCGCTTAAAAAAACTGATGATGAGATATATGTAAAGGTCATGGTTTTTAATAACAGCGGTCAATTAATGTACGATAATAGGAATTGATATGTTAGTGCTGTCACCAAACGACCATTCAATTGGGCATAACATTTTTGATGTTATAACAAAACAAAAAATATCTTATGCTAAAAAATTACCGTTTGAATATGCGAATATAGAAGTTCCATATGTATTGGAAGAATCTGTATCGGGTATAAACGAATATTCTTCTCAAGTTGGCCATAACAATATTATATATTTACAAACATATTACAATACTGATTTAAATCAAATATATGGTTATTATTTAGAATCAAATGTAAACTATTACGGTGATCCTAGCACAAGGATGGTAATTCTCAAAAAACCAGTAGATCCGTTTGTTTCCGATCCAGAATTAATTGCAAAATTTCCTGCTTTAAAATCATTTTATGATAAAAAAATAGACATGGCATATCGTGGAGTTTACATTCAAGCAGATGGAAATACTAGATTTCATATTGTAAACATCAGAACTTCTAATTTAGATAAAGTAGATGAGTTTGCAGAACTAGAAAAGTTTGAATTAATTAGACAATGTTGTTTAGAATCAAACATGCCGTGTGCTTTTAAATATTGTTTCGATCTTCAAAATCCTGAACAAATTTCAATTTATGTAAATGATTGTATTTCCTCATGGATTTCTCTTACTGATTATTTTAACAAACATGATGTAGAAAAATTTACTGCAGATAAAGCAAAGTATTATCAAAAGTATGCCGAAAAGGGTATATTGACGCAAGAACAAGTAGATTATATACTTGAATCAAGTCCAAGAAACCAAAATAGTAATTTAAAATTTTTGTGGGTTGACAACAAAATTACAAATATTGAATTGGAATCGATGTGTGTTAATGAATACGAAAGTATCTGACCAGGTGCCGAACTGACACATGGGGGTTGACTGCCCCCATTTTTTGTGCGATACTGTTTTTGTTGATTCAATTTGCCATGCAACTTCGCCCCCACCAGCAAAAAGCACTGGACGCCATGCTGCGGCATATGTTCGGTCAGATTATCGCTCCCACTGGCGCTGGCAAGACCCTGATCATGATTTTTGATGCTATGCGTCGTATGCGTGAGGCATCAACTCCTCAGACCATCGTTGTCTGTGCTCCCCGTATTCTTCTTGCCGAGCAACTATCCTGCGAGTTTCTTGAGTTTATTGATGATGCTAATGTTCTTCACGTTCACAGTGGAGAAACGCATCACAAAAGCACTACAAAACCCGAAATAATTTCTCTTTGGGACCAAACTGTAGACAATCACAAACTTATCTTTACAACTTATAATTCGTTGCGTCGTCTCAATCAATCTGAAATCAAGATTGATGTTGTTTACTATGACGAAGCACATAATGCAACTCGCACAGATTTTTTTGATGCCGTTGCTTCTTGCAATGCCCCCAGTTATTATTATTTTACCGCTACGCCCAAGCATCGCCGCTCTTCTTTTGGCACTGGCATGAACAATAAGATTGTTTTTGGGCAGATTATTGCAAATGTTCCTGCCCCAGAATTGATTGATCAAGGCAGTATTCTTTTTCCTACAATTGACATTCACGAAGTAGATTTTGAACGCCAGAAAGGTTTGAGTGCTGCAGACAATGATGCAGAAACTCTCATTCATATGGTTGACAAACTGGACGATAGGAACGCCCAGAAGGTGCTTGTCGCCGCTCCTAGCAGCAAAGTACTGGGGCAAATGCTATCGGGCACCACGGTGCTCTCAGACCTTGCTGAGCGTGGTTATGATGTGCTGCATATCACCAGCAAGTTTGGTGCATATGTCAATCAAAAGAAAGTTGACCGCCAAACCTTCTTTGACACATTCAATTCTTGGGGTCAAGATCCTTCTCGCAAGTTTATTATTTTCCATTATAGCATTCTGTCTGAAGGTATCAACGTTCATGGTCTGACTCACACCATTCTGCTTCGCAACCTGCCGATTGTGGAAATGGCACAAACTATTGGTAGAGTAATCCGCCTTAACAAAAATGACGCAAAAGACATTTCTTGTGGTATAATTGAAGCAGGAAACTTTTCCATGTATCGCAAACCTACTGGTTATGTCACTGTGCCTGTATTTAAAAATTATGGCAAAAAAACACAACGTCGCCTAGAAGAAGTTGTAGATACTATTTTTGTCAAAGGTCAACCCGCTATTGATGTACGCTAATGTATGAAACACTTACTGAATTTGAAAGGGCGCTTGCCCGATTTGGAGATAAAGTCCAATATATTGTTGGTCTTGAAGTTTCTGATAAGATGAGTCCCGAAACAGCGTATCAAGAAATCAAAGATATGATGAAAGAACTTAAAAAACTTCGTAAAAAAGAGAAGGATGATTGGTATTTAGAGAGGTAAAATTATGGGTATATATTATTATATTTTATTTTACTTATTTGTAATCCTTGCCATCTTAATTGTTCTTGACAGAAACGTGGGAATATATATTGATTTAATGTTT